TCTTTTGGGACGAACGTGATGTCCCCTACTTTTTCAACCCACTTGGGGAACAGTTCCACGATTACGCCACTTGAGCGGACCGCGTCCCATGCCAACCAAGCCAACGCCTTGAATTTCATGTTTTCTAAAAACTGCCCGACGGAGAGTTGAGGATGGTGGTCCTCCCAGCGACACGCCACACCATAAGTGATCGGTGCCTCGTGTGTTTCTCCGTCGAGCATCTCTACTCGTAACGTCATACCAATCATGTCGGGGTCCTTTGTTTGTGTTGGTTAGATCAGGCTACGGCGCGAACCCAAGTGCCACCAGTGCCCGTAACGGTCATGGTGTCAAGGGAGCCGACGGTGCTTGAGATCGGCATAAACGACGAAATCATCATGTTGGTGATGGTGTAGATCGGATTGCCGGGTGCAGCAACACCGCTGTCAGGCGCAACGATAACGGTGGTGTCACCGTCGCCAACAACATCTGACAAATACTTTTCAACTGAGGTCGCGCCGTATTCAAGAAGCACAGTTGCCGAAACGCTGACCGTTTGGAGGCCAGCGACAAACTTGTGTCCAGTGGCTCCCATCACGGTTGCTTCCAGCGAGTCAAAACCTGCTTCGAGGGTGATAGATGAACAGTTGAGTGAAATGTTGTTTGCGCCAATGGTGATTTGTCCACTGCCTTGGTAAACGATTGCCATGATGTTTTTCCTTTGTTAGTTAGCGTGTCGCTGTGAGTTTGATAGTTAGGTCGTAACAGGGGAGGTCTTGCGACCCGATCGTTGCGATGGATGGTTGTCCATTGACGACTGCAATGTTGGAGCCGAGGATCGTATCCACGACGCCAAGGATGTAGTCGGTTGAGTCTTGGTTGCCGGGTGGCGCTCCAAGGATTCGAATAGTGATTGTGACGTCACTGACTTTAGATGTTGGGTTTGCACCAAACGATTCAAACGACGGCAACTCAATGAACACTGTGAGCGGTCGTGCGTTGCGTGGATCGGTGACAGGTTTGAGTCCAAGGGCCGTGAGCGATGCTGAGACCGCGTTGATTGCGTCCGTGAAAATGCCAGCCATGTTAAGCGCACTGCGATCTCTTAACGCCAAGCAACTGGTTAACTCGTCCAAGTGTCATCAACGGTGGTCCGCTCATGTCTTGGAACGATGCGTAACTGTCTCCAGTGGTCCCGCGTTCACGGTAAAGACCTGCGGCGTAAAGCGTGGTTCCCAATAGCACTGAGCCATCAGGGACAGTGGTGAGACTGTCGTGGTAACCAGCCTGCACGCGACGCCTGAAACACCAAGCGTTGGCGGCCGCAACACAAGTGGTGAGGTAAGCGGTGTCATTGGCCGTTGCGCTGGAAATTCCCAAGAATTCCTGTGTATTTCCGACGGTTGTCCAACTGCACGTCTGGGTCCAAGTTACGGTTCCAGTCGCTGAAGTTCGCGAATAGTTATCGAAGTTTGATTTGACAAGTAGTTGATTCGTGATGGTGACTTCGTAATCAAATATGAAATCACCTTCAACACTGACACCAACAAACCCAAAAGTAGGGACAGCCTGAACGATGTAAGTCGCATCAAAATTGTTTCCTACTCCTGCAACGATGATCGTTTGACCGATCGTGATGTCGGTTGCCTCGAGAGTCTGGATCACGGCGTAGTCGTCTACACGCTGTGCATGCGTGACGGTGAATACGGCCATGATCCAGTTCCTCTCTTAGTTTTCGTCTATCAGACGAAATCGGCCTTAATGGCAAGTTCTGGGGAAACAACTTTACTTGCCCAGTACCCGCGCACTGCGATCTGCCTGCTGAGTTGTGAGGGCTGTTCCACGGAAATCAGGCCCTTATTCAATTCAAACGATTCAAGGGCACGCGGATCAAGGATGGTCATGCCAGCCGAGGTCAAGTTGCGGTCAACCACGACGCGCAAACCGAAAGCAAACGCACCCTGTGTTGAAGCAACATTAAGTGAACCGTATGCGTTCATTGGGCCCACCTGTGGAAATAACGGTCTGTCCGCTGTATCCGAAAGAGAGCCCATCAATTTCCAGACATTTGGAGACACAGCCAGCACGGAAGGCAAGTTGCCATTCGAGCCAGTCAAGATGTCTGCGGCGGCGGTGTACATCCACTCAACCCAGTAAGCCGGGTCAGCAAGTGAAGCGTTTGCAAAGTTGTTGCTATTGGTGACGCCAGTCTGCAATTCCGAACAAGCAAGCAAGTCGGTGCGGTCCATGTAGACGCGCATCATGTCGTCAAGCAACGGTCCGAGTGCTTCAGGCTGTGACCAGTCAATTGCGGCTTCGCTAATTTCAACATAGCCACCCTGAATTGTTTTGGTGATCTGCACGTCATTGATTTCGAATTGTGACGCGGTAATGGTCGTGTTCTGTGTGGCAGTGCCCACTGAGTTATGGACGCTCACTACGGGACGAATAAAAACGGAGCCTCCCTGCGGCATGGGTCGCAACGTGGTTGCATCTACCAACGGGCGTGAACCGACAAACGTGTTTACCACATTTTGAATGATGGGGGTCGGAATCACACCGGGCAAATCAGGCGTGGTCACGTTTGGAGCGGCGGCACGGATGTTTTCGTTAAGTTGTGCAAAATCACTGCCACCGCGTACGAATGCTGAGATGTATTCGCTTACGGACGGCAATTTGAATTCGCGCTTGGCGGTTGCATAAATCGGTTGAGTCGCGATTGCGGCTTCAACGCTTGTTGGTTCTGACATGGTTTCATCCTCCTCGGATGGTGTTGTTGGGGTTGTTTCTGTTGGGATTTCTTCTTCGGGTTCGTCGGCCTGAGCCACGAGGTCGCGTATTTCTGCGCCCGAAAACGCTGGAACGGCGACCAAAGACAATTCGACAAGTGAAGCGCGAGTGACAACGGTGGCTTTTAGTTCTTTGTCGTAATAAGACTCCTGAACTTCTGCGCCAACACTGACGGCATCATAGGCACCCGAGCGGATAAGTTCTACGGCATCCGAACTGGCCCTTGTCTTTGCGAACGTTGCCGTGAAGCCAAGTCCCTCATCCATATCGGCAAGAGCGTTAACGGTTCCACGCAACTGCGTTAAATCGTGTCCCTCAATGAGTTTGGCGGCTTTCTGATTGACATCAAAAGCACCTCGCTCAAACGCCACACGCTGACCGCCTAAAACGGTTGCGGTGACTGGGGCCCACGGGACTGCGATACCAGAGATAGACGCGGGTGCGTCGCTGTCTGATTTTGCAAAGTCCAATGTGGGTAAATCGGCTGTAAGTCGAATCATGCCATTTCCTCTGATCTGCGTTCTTCTGCTGACGGTTCGTAAGCAACGCTTGCTAAATCGTTTTCTGCTAAATAATCGTCAATGTCAAATTCGACATAACGGCCACGGGGCAGGATGTTGTTCATTGACAATGTCTGTTCAATGCAATCCAAATATTGTTTTGCGCCAAACAAGTAAAGGTCCTGTCGGGCGGACTGTGCGTTTTGATAGGTGTAGCCCTGTACGCCAATGCCCAAAAGGTATGCGGGGATTCCAGTGGCCCGAGACAGTTCAAGTGCTTGGAATTGACGCGACTCAATCAGTTGCAGTTTGTTCGGGTCACTGGAAAACTCTTTGAATGTCACGACGCTGTTAAGTGCGCCAATGGCACCAACTTGTCGAGCGTTGCGCCAAGCGGCGGCAAGTTCTGAAAGGTCCTCGGCTGACATTGGTTCGGATGCGTCGGTTTGCTGAAGCCACCCGGCGGCGATCTCATTCACTGCGAAACGATCTGATGCCTGCTGAAGTTTAATCGCTGTCGCGATTGCGCGGTTGCCCGTATACAGCAAACCTTGCGATGGTGCCAAGAACTGGATCACGTCGTCAGTGTTGAGTTGGATGCCGTTAAACATGATGTCGTTGGATGGGCCGAAACGCTGTGCGGTCTGTTGGTCGCCAAGGCTGACCATGGCGGCAGGGAGCCATTCAAACGAAAGCGGACGGCCAGTGGCGGACGACCGTGAGGTGACATACCAAAAGCCCTGCCCCCACAAAATGAGGTCGGTTACCAGTTGCGAGAAAATGAAGTTTCGAGTCACGCGAGGATCGGGCTGATCCATCCACTGTTCATTGGGAATGTAAATTTCCTCGTACTCGGACCCTGTCCACTGGGTCGTGTAATGCTTAAGTTCCAAGCAGCCGACCATTGACGCGATCATCTGAATTGAACGCGAAATGGTCGGCACAGACAAAGCGAGTCGTTGCAACTCCCCGACAGAGTACGCGTTAAAATCGCCGATCTGCGCGGCAGAACCTGCCGCTGCCTGAACGGGAGCAGACGCAAACGCGGGGGTCGCATTAACTTTCTTGCTACCGAAAAGAGCCATCCCTGCGATTCTCCCACAGATATTTGTCTGTGTTAAGTACCCTCAGCCAAAAGCGAAAGCGGCTTTATTAGACCGCACTGGTTTGGACGCAAGCATGATTCCCCACACTGC